GTATTTTACATTTTTTTTCAGGCCGTAAAAATTCATCATATCTGTTTTTGACGACATCAACCCTGACTTCTTCAGGATATGGAAAGAACTGGCAGAAATTCCCATAAGGAGAATACTTTGATGTCTCGAATGCGTGCAACAAAACAGCTGGATCATCAGTAGGTTGGGCCGCTTCCTTCACAAAAGCGTCGAAATTCTCAAAGTAAAAATCCATGCCGCGCAGCTGTGTTCCGTTCTCTGAATTTTTCTTCGGTTTTTTTACTACTTGCTCGTTGCACATCGTTTCGTTTGTACACGTCCTAGATGCTTTTTTCACTATTTCCGCAATGTCCACCAGCTGGCGCTCTCGCTCTTGAAACGTAAATTCACCAGTTGTTTGAAACCATTCCAGTCCAAGATCCTTTCGTTGTTTCAGACTTATGTTTTGGTAAAATAATTTCAACATCATTTTTTCAGCTTCCACCGAATCGTCCACTTTGTAAATAAAAATTATATGTCTTGGTTTTGTTGGACCAAGATAGCCACCCAAGCGTTTTTCGACTTTCTGATCTGTTCTACCACATTTGATGATATTCGGATTTTCATGAGTTGTGAAACAGTAAATGTAACCACTCTGCACCATTAGTCAACAGTGGCCATTAGTTGTCTTTAATACATCCCAAAAACTGTTTTTTGAAACTCTTTTGTTTGGAATCTTATCGTTTCTATTGCTATAACCGTTGCTATAACCACGATACAAATCAGCGGTTCCATATGGTATCAACTTGGGCAGACTTTCCTTCTGTTTAGGGGGTGGATTTAGTGATTCTTGCGTGTTCCCTCCTCGTCTCTCACAAAATAATTTGTACTCGGCATCTCGTTGTGTTTTGCTAGCATCGTGCAATTCTGATAAACTATACAAATGAAAGTTCCTGATTATTGATAAGTAGTCTTCCACTGAGTCTATGTACCAGCTTGGAAGAGACATGTGTGAATGGCTGTGTAATAGATCTTATGGTTTTTTTTAAGGTTTTTTTAAAGAATGAATCATATAAGTTCACGACTTCCGCTGACTCCGTGCTAGTAAACGCAGTTGCGAGCATGTTGATGGAAGCAGAATTTTTTTATCAACTTCGCAAGCTTTTCGTCCAAGTAATGCACTTGCTAGTCTTGCGTATTTCCATGCGACTTTTCTTACAGGTAAACTTCCATTCGAGTAAAATGCTCCGGCACCCTTCTTCAAAATAGCACCCTGTTGTTCAGGAGTGATTCCCGTCAATTTGAAAATTTCTTTTGAGTTTTTTATTGACACACCATAAATTCTGCTAAAATCACGAACGTGTCTGGATTGTTTGTGTTCGTAAGAATGTATCTTTTGTGCTGGTAAAAACACCCCTTTTGCTGCACATCTTCTTCTTGTTAATATTTGTTTTTTGTGTTTTTCCATATTTTTCACGGTAAGACCACTTAAATATCTAGGATTTATCTTTTTTTCAAGGTTTTTTTTTTATTAGCTTTAGTAGCGAGTGATTTACTTGCTGTTTTAACAAGCAGACTAGGGATTCCCGCCGTGCTCGCATTTAAAACCTCAAAACCAAATCCACCCAGATTCTTAGCTGTGCGACTTAGAGTCTTAGCCGTCTTTACACCAACATTGCTTACAACTAAGGCTACCTTCTTGCTCTTGTTAAGAAGTGCCTTCTTGCTCTTATTAAGAAGTGTCGGTTCTGTGGGTTTCTTAAGCTTACGTCTTTGCATCTTGTATATATATACATAACAAAAATGTTTTTGTGTGGTAACATTAAATGAAAAACATAGAGAATCTGACCTATTTTGTTATTGCTGGTTTAATAGCGATTGCTATATACAGGAAAAATTTTACAGACCCATTCTCAACCCCTAGCAGTAGCAGTAGCGACAATTTAAGTACCCTTACTCTGTCAGCAGCTGATGGTTCCTCTAGTGTGACACATCGAGTAGGCAAAACAATGAGCAAGAGTAACGTTGCTAAAATTGCTCATCAACTTCAATCAGAACTCGACGAAAATGAGACAATTATTCAAGTGCACGATTACACGAATCATTCATCTCCTGCTGGCCAAACCCACATTTTTGATGTAACAACATTCGATAGCGCTAGCACCGCCGCGGTCACCAAAAGAATTGATTGCATTCAGAAAGAAAATCGTGTCATTGTTACAAATATGCAAATAATGTCACCTATTACTGGAAGTGTAATGTCACAAAGAGATTTAACAAATGATGTCTCAGATTTACTTCTTGATGATCATGATGGTCGCGATGGTGAAGACGGTGCGAAATTCATAAGAGATAAGTATGCATTCATTAGAAAAGACGAAGCTTTACCAAGTGAGCCACCACGCCTGAGAACTGTATGTGAAGAGCAGATTGCCGGTAAGAATAATATTATAACAAAAGAATGTCAGACTGATATTGACGTTTATCAAAGAGCGATGCACGATTATACGCAACAAGTAAATGAGTTACGAAACGGAAAACAAGTGTCAAAACTTACTAGAAAAATAGGGTTTGCACCAGCGAATGAAACCATCGACGATCATGAGAAATTTCCGTTTTCTCAGCCACAAACTTATGGTTTTGCTGCCCACGAAGAAGCACCAATCGACTGGTCCTCCCTTTCAAATCTGAAACCACTGAATGATGAGCAGTTTTTCAATTCAGTAGCGTTAGAACAATCGACACTGGCGCTTCAGTATGGCTAAACTGGTGACGGTACAAGAAAAAGAACTTTAAAGACAAGCAAAAGCGAAAGAAAACGGACCAATTACTACCCTACAATGTCGAAAGATCGTAAAGACTGTAACTTGTGCATGGCAAGCTGCACGCCTTATCAGCTTGCCAGCTGCCCATTTTGTGAATACCATGTATGCAAAACCTGTGCCAAGAAGTGGTTGCTTTCTACCAACGAAGATCCGAACTGTATGAACTGTCATAAACCATTTCCCATTCAATCGATGATCGATATGTTTGGTGCAAGCTTTGTAAAGTCAGAGTGGAAACGTCACAGAGAAAACGTTCTGCTGGACCGTGAAACAGCAATGTTGCCGGAAACACAACCATTTGTCGAAGCCGCCGTGCAACAGCGGGAAAACACTAAACGAACCCTGGAATTACAGGATAAAAAAGCGAATTTGAAACGTCAAATGCGCGAAATAGACCAGCAAATTTATGAACTGCATAACAATAATAACAATAACAGACCAGAACAAGATGCCACTGCTCGAAGGGATTTTGTCCAGCGTTGTACCCATGAAAATTGCGATGGATTCTTGTCACAACAATGGAAGTGTCGAAAATGTGAAAAATACACTTGCAATGAATGTGGCGCTCCCAAAAACGATGGTCACGTTTGTAAAGAAGAGGATCGTGCGAGTTTGAATCTCATTCGTCAGGATAGTAGAAAATGCGTCAGATGTGGAGCGTGGACGTACAAAATTCATGGCTGTAATCAAATGTACTGCACCGCACCCGGTTGTAACACTGCCTGGGATTGGAGAACTGGAAGAATTGTTACTGGGCAGATTCACAATCCGGAATATTTTCGAATGAGACGCGAACTTGGTGATGGAAATTTAGGGCGCAACCCAAATGATATTCCTTGCGGTGGAGTACCGAGTGACCGCGAATTAAGCAATGCTTTCCCAGGTGCAAGGTCTGAGGATTATATGAAAATGTCCGGCTTGCTCAGATTGATTCATCACGTCAACGTTCTCGAATTACCACAGTATCCAGATCGACTTGGAGTCGAAGATAACAGAGAATTGAGAATCTCTTTCATGTTATCAGAAATCACCGCAGACCAAATGAAAATCAAACTTCAACAAAGGGAGAAAAAAATGAATAAGCAACGCGATATTCATCATTTACTTGAAATGGTTGTCACCACAATTGGTGATATTATGCGTCAAATCATAATTGACAAAACTACTTACTCATCAAACTTTGCAACTATTGAACGGATTATCGATTACTACAATTTTGAATTACGCAAAGTTTGCATTCGATACCAGTGTGTCGGACCAAGCATTTACAGAACCACTTCCAAAGACCCTTGGTGGTATGTGAGAACCACTGCTTTTCCTACAAGCATCTGGTTAAGGCGCTAACCTAAACAAATTCGGAGAAAACTTAAAAAAAAAAACACGCACACAAAATAATGATTCAAATATTGTTTTGCTTTGTTGTTCTACTCACAGTTTCACACTACATATTCTTTTTGATTTTAAGTATAGTTCAGAAACCAGTAACAAAACATAGATATTTTGAATATGATAACAGAGTTCGTTTTACAGCAGATTGTTTACAAAAGATTGATGCATCAATTTGTGGCAAAGTTCCAGTGGATCTTGCTGGATTGATACCAACTGCAACTTTAAAACAATGCAACAAAAAAATTGGATTAGTCATGGGCGAGAACTTTATTGAATCAAAAACTGATTTTGAGACTCTGGAAGAAATTTGTTCACGTTTTTGTTAGTTTGAGTCACATTAGAAACTGCTATCATCACAGCAATAATGGAACTGCACATTAAAGATAATGCAACATTCGTAGAAACGAATTTATGGTGTAAAATATATAATGCAACATATTCAACAATTAAAGGCAAAGGTTCAAATGGTCTGTTCACTATATAAGTGAGTGCCTCGTTATTACCAAACTGAATTGGAGAAATACCACCAATAAAACTTATATTAGTCAAAATGAAAGTTATGACCATTCCAATAGCAGTAAATGTCACGAGTTCAAAACGACGTGGAATAAACTTATTGAATATGTGCATAATGTTGAACGCAGTGAAAAAACGCAACAACACAATGCAAACTTCCAAAACTATTACTGTCATACCAACATTTGCTATTGCGTTTGTTAAATACCCACCTTCCTGATTGCCATTCAAATACAACAAAATTCGTACCACAGTAGCAATAAGCGCAGCAGTCACTAGTGTCACAAGATTTGACTCTTTGAACATTATTACTTTTAAAAAATGTTTTTTTATAACTCTGCTTCCAATTCGAAGGAAATGTGCCCTGTCTCGACACTACCATTTCCTTCAGCACACCCTAAACTCAAAAGATGATCCTTGCCTCCTTGATACCACCACTGGCAAGAGGTTTCACATACACATGAGCCTCGCCATCAGAACTGGAGAACACAAGGACTTGTCCATTCAATTGATGACCATGTCCTTTTGCAGTTCTTATTGCGTTAGGTATCTTTTTTGAGTGTTGAGGAGGCTTTTGAATTACGGCCGCTGGGTCAGTAATCAGAAACCCTGCCGTATCCGTGTATGCACAGCCGGCATGCAAGAATCCACTTGATAACATTTTTTTATGCTCGCGTTGCCTTTTTTTTTTAGCTGCCTGGATGCCAGATGCAAGTAGCTTCTGCCACTGTTTTGATTTAGTTGTTGCATTACTCACTTTTAGTGCAGTCTTTCGCATATATATATATATATTCCACTTCATTATTATTTTTTCTCTGCGCAATCAATTCGGGCAGAAAAAAATATATCGATACAATAATGACTGAATCATCACTCCCGCCATTGCCCCCTACGGGCCCACCCCCTGCGGGTCCACCACCTGCGAGCCCACCCCCTGCGAGTCCACCCCCTGCGAGCCCTCCCCCTGCAGGAGAAGCAAATTGCAAAGCAATCAAGTCAGACACACTAGCATCACCAGACGTTTTTGTTAAACTTGCACAATATACGTCAACTTCATTTAGTGATGCGAGCGTTTTTTTCGTGTGTTTTTTTGTTTACCTTTTTCATTTTAATTCATTAAATTCACACTTAGAAATCACACTAGATAAAAAAGTAAATACAATACTCAAGTTTGGTGTTCCATTAGCAATCTCAACGTTAATTCTCTTCAAAGTTTCCGATTGTACGCGTAAAAGAGATTGCTTGTATTTGCCTGAAGGAAAACCTGATAACTTTTTTGATTTTAACTCTTTGAACTATGTATTTCTCGCCATAACTGTTTTTCTTTATGCATTACACGTTTATTTGAGCAGTTTTCAAACACCAGTGTTAAACATAATTAGGCGTATTCCTCTTAAAAAAACTCGTCTTGCTTTGTTTGTTGTGTTTTATGTATTATTTATGTTTATTACGCCCATTTTGGTAAACCAAGAAATATGGAGCGGCCAACTATTACCATGTACATCCAAGGGTACTTTTGTTGCAAAAATTATTTATTGGCCGATTTTACTTACGTTTGCATTTTACTTTGCAAACTCAACATCAATATTAAGTAAATTTCTTTCTGTACTTTTCATGATTGTGCCATACGTCTTGATAACAATGTTCCATCGTGAAAACAATACAGTGACCTTGCATAAAACTTGTCAAACACACACAACCTGGTTACCGAACCGTATAACTCAAAGTGAAGATGGAATATATGTAGGAGTAGTTGCTGTGGCAATAGTATTAATTGCAGTGAAAATTTTAAGTACATTTAATAGCAGGGCACGAGGAACTCAAACTGCAGTAAATGGAGAAGGAAATGGGGGAGGAGGAGGAACCCCAAATGGAAATGGAGTGAATGTGGGAGCAGGACAAACTCCAAATGGAGGGACAGGAGGAAATGGAACATCCACGATTGGTGGGGCAGGAGGAGGAACCCCAAATGGAAATGGAGTGAATGTGGGAGCAGGACAAACTCCAAATGGAGGGACAGGAGGAAATGGAACATCCACGATTGGTGGGGCAGGAGGAACTCCTAGAAATCCTGCACCAGTTACCACTTCAGCTAAGGCAAATCCCGCAGGTGATAAGTAGCCTAGGCCGCTCTGGCGCAACTGCTATCTCCTGGCAACGATGAATCGGCAGAGTGCATGAACACCAAATCTTTTTTACCATTAAATAATGACTAGTAAGACAATTATTGGTATGAATGTAGATGACACTGTTATAGCAAACAGTTTAGACGACATACCGGTAGATAATCTTGGTTTTCCTTTCTCTGGTGATAAAAAGATCGTCTTTGCATCATTTTCTGATTCAACAATTAAGACATATACAGATTACAACAGAGTTTTCAACAAGGCAAATCAAATACCATTAAATATGCCGTCGTTTGAAGAGACTTATCCGGACTCCTCTGGGCTAGGTGTAGGACACGGTCTTAAATTTAACGTGGCAAGTTTGGTTATAAGAACTAGTAAAAAGATCTCAGCAATTCGGGTAAAACCAGAGTGTTCCTTATCTGTAAGTGTTTCATCTGGTCTTCATGACATTCCGTCTTTTATAGGTACGACAATTACTGGCATAGGAGGGACCTCTGAGTTTCAGTTTTTGAATCATGCTACAAATTTTTTAATTTTGGAGCACACAGGAAAATTGAGCTTATTTGAGATAGAACTGTTTAGTACTATAGATAGTAATATAGATAATCAGTTTGCAGTTTTTCCAGTGATCACTGATACGAGAAAATCTTTGCCATATTTGGTCTCTGCCTTGAATCAGCTCAGTGTTCAAAGAAAGGGTGGTTTGCAAAATGTTTCTGCATCCTTACATACAATAGAGATATCTAAATCATTTGAGACAACTCGAATCGTTTCTTTGCCTGTACGCAATCTACCACTGGAAAGTGTTTATTTAGAGGAAATCAGTCTATATGATCATATTTTGAAAGACGCCAACTTCATATTTCCATTATTATCTGCTATTGAGCGAAATTGTATCAAACATAGGTCTAAAACTCAAGACGCCATTGCAGCAATCAATCGAACTGATGCTGACAAAATTCAGAACTTAGAGTGCATAATAAACACTGAAATCATTAATGGAACATTCTTGTTGAATGGTATAACTCCCCCTAGTCAAATAGACTTAATCGCTGGTGCCAAGTATACTTTTTCACCAGAAACTGTTGAAGTGAATGGCGCAGAAGTGCTAGAAATCACATTAGGTGAGGGTGAAACTGCAATTTTTGGCAAAAATGGTTTGCAACTAGGAACATTCAACTCTATAAAAAAGATACCACAAGAAAAATATGCGATTCCCAGTGCTTTTATGAGCAACAGTTCTTTAGGTGATTTGCTCACCGATATGTCTGATTTGTCAACGTTGTTGACGAGCACTTTCGAAAAAACTCCAAACTCAGGAAATGTTGTTTCACACGCGTGTTTCATTGATCAGAAAGGAGATGTACTCACAGTGGAAGAATCTTTGTTCTTACCCGGATCAATTCAATCGATTTCAGTTTATTGCTCTGATTCGGGTCCTGCTACTTCAAATGTAACCATACTTTTGGATGGAAATGTGGTAACTGAACTTTCGTTATCATCACAGCGAGCAGTGACCACTACCATCAAACTTCCCACATCTCAAGGGGTTCATGCTTTGAGTACTAACAATGGTTCAAATGTGCTATTTAGAATTACTCAAAAGTCGGTGGTGCACGCACCTGTTCACCCTAAATATTATACATCAGGGCAGCTTGAACTAGATACACTTTCTAGCGCAAATATTGAATTTGTTGCGCAGCACAACAATTTTGATCTGCTCCAAAACCATGAGATTCAAGTGCATTCAGACACCTCCTTAATATCAATTGATGATATAACTTTTAATAACTTCAGTTGCATAAACGCCCTTTTCTGCAGGAAGAAGTCAGTTGATTTAAAAAACCCTGAGTTTGATTTTGATCTGCTCGGAAGTAAGTGGGATTTCTGCTCTGATCACCCCTGGTTAGCTTGTCTCGATACCCAAAACGGTGCAGCAATAATAAATCATGAAATTGACTTTAATAATTTTACAATTTTATGGTATCCAACAACTTTGACCAATCTTACTTTAATACAGGGGAAAACTTGTTTGTTTATCGAGGATAATAAACTAAAATTGTATAATAACGAATTTAATTACCAATGTGACACTGCAGATATACTTGAAAACAAATGGAATCATTTAGCATTCACAAATGAAATATTCGTGATAAATGGTCTGTATCAGGAAACTGAACGAAACCCGCAGGGCAGCCAGAACCACGACTTCAGAATTATCCAATCACGGACAATTATAGGAACAAGTAGTCCAATAGATTTAACACCGATAGTGCAGAATACTCCTGTAAATTTGCCTGATTATGCACATGCACGGCTGCACGAATGTGAGGTTGAATTGAATTCCACTGTATATCCTACTCAATTTCAAATGACAACGGTGGACGGCAGCGTTCTCACTTGGCAAAATTTAAACAATTCACAGAGATACTCGTTGTCTCACAACGAGCAATCACCACTTGTTGTCTCAGAAATATCGACATGCAACTTGCCATCGTCAGTCTCATTAAAACTCATTTTTGTTTCGACTGGCTACATCAGAAATCTGTGTAATTATTCATCTTCAATTCCAGCTGTTGTAATTGAAACCGGGAGAAAAAATCACGATTCTGTCATTGATTTCCAAAGAAAAATCGTAGAGGCGGTATGTACAAATCAAGAATTGGGAATAGTCAAAGCAGAGCATTATACACAAACGAACACAAGTCCAACAAACAACAACGTTATCGATCCATTCGTACAATCATCGTTCTACGTTACACCACCATCCTTAATTTTACTGGCGACAAGCCAGTCTGCTCCGTATTCCACAAATCAATCAATCTTATTGTTGTTTAACAGGAAAATCGAAACGTTCCCTAAGGATGATTCTACGCTGTTCACCATCTCAGGGACCGACGGGTCTATAACACTCATCAAAGCTCGCAACGTGACACTACTTTCCTCACAAATCTCCATAGCAAATCAACATTTGAGTTTGTTACCATCTACAACATACAACATCAATCTTGCAGCTGGAAAACTTCTTCATGTCAACGGTCGTGTGCCAAACCTAGAAGGAAATGTCTCATTTTCCACCTTGTAACAAACCATTATCGAAACTGAGATAAGTTTAAGGCTGCTTAGTTACCTGTAGGTTTTTTGTTGTGCTTTGTTATGGACCTCTTGACAGTCCTAGGGTTGCCTAAAGGCCTGCCATCCCTAACACTGAATTTGCGCGCTACGTTCACTTCCCCGTATTCCGAAAACACATTTCTCAGATTATTTTTCAAAGCATTGATTTCTCTCTGCGTCATGTTTTTTCGCAATTCCACGAGTATGTAATTGTTGTGAGCACCTCTACTAACCAAATCAATTGGGATCATATGTGCATGGAATAAATTTAAATTGAGATTGTCATTAGCCCGCGGGTGAATATTCCCAACTGGGATTATTTCCCTTAATGTCTTTTCCAACTTCGTTTTCGCAGCTAAAATCGCCCACTTAGGAGGTTTAGGGAATTCTCCATCCCCTATAAACATATGTATCACGTGGGCTGGAACAGAGGGGTCAGAAATAGCATTATTGGGACCGTACACGTTGTAGTAAAAAAAAACTGAATTTCTTTCCATCCGGTTAGGACTTCTGCTCCGGTTAGGACTTCTGCTCATATATACGCAGGTGATATTTTATTTCTAAAAACTTCCATTTAAGGAAGGTCGCCTACGGACGTATCGCGCACGATCAACCTGTTCACCCTGGTTAGAATGAGCTCAGAAACATTGAAAGGATGGGGGGTGGTGCCATGCGACAAGAGACACGATCCTCGCATTGGCGCACTTGTGACTCTGTGTGGCCTGAATACTGACACGCATCTCAAATCTCTCAGCGGCCAGTATGGCACCGTGGCTGGTCCTGTCTCGTCGGACGAGGATAGCTGCCTAATGATACACCTCAAGGAGGTTGAACAAAAGGCTGTCTTAGTACCTCGCGCCAACCTTTGCTTTCTCGACCAGTTCATTGCACACAGGGCCAGTCAGGGTCGCACCTCTCAGGCAATCTATAGAGTAATTCGGGAAGATTGGCAAAACCCATATGACTGGCAAGCATCTGCAAATGTTTTTTTTGAGGAGGTGACACAGGTAATCATGCAGCAACAGTCGGCAAATCAACTGCCAAACCAAATGAACGTGTCAATTTCCGTTTATTTTGGTGGCATACTACAAGACTTTCAACCGCAACGATTCATTGGTGTGCGTCGTCCTCTCCAGGAGGAACAGTTATGGAACGGGTGTGAGCTTCTTGCTGGTATCCGTCTCGCACTCCTGCATCGAAGTCTGTATCATGATGTTGTGGAAGCGAATATCGACTGGGACGCACAATCACAAGAAGAATTTCAGGATAGCGTGAAGAAAGTCATCATGCGTGCGCACAAGAATCCCCATAACACCGTGCAAGTTGCTCTGCGCACTTACTCAAACACGTCAAGGTTTTGCGAGTTGGAACTGCTCGTCACTGACACAAGTGACGCGCCCGGGTGCTGTATCTTGGTACCAAATGAGGCCCTAGTTTTCCAATTTGACAACTATATGAAGCTGTCTACGTCCACAATGACTGTCGAAAAAGCATCACGCAAAGTCGCACAGACTGTCTCCGATAGCTACGGCAACATCGTGACGTGCATGATTTGCAAAAAACCATTTGGGATGAAGGAGTCAGCGAATATGCCATGCGAGTGCATGGCTTCCGTACACCCAGGTTGTCTGATTAACCTCTGTGACAGAGGCAAAGCCTGCCCTTTGTGCAATGAGCCAATTGAGCCGAACGCATTGTAGTTTAGGACTTCTGCTCATTTTAACTCATTAAATTTGATTGTTTTCACGTGCATAGAGCCCATCTTTCTCAACACGACC